GAGGAAACTCGCACTTTAGCTGATGAAGCGGCGCAATCCGCCGAGGATAACGCAAACGCCGCAACCGACGAAAAGCTAAAATCCTACTCTACTACTGTAGAAATGAACTCGGCTATAGAGGTTGTAAGTAATCGGCTCTCCTTATTGGTTACAGAAACCGAAAACGGCGACATTATAAATAGTGCGAGCATTATTGCCGCAATAAATGACGACGATAGCGAAATTACGCTCTCCGCAAATAAAATAAACCTTACAGCCTATCCTAAAAAACAAGATTTGAGTTTATCTGTATGGAATTATGGTACATCAAGCGAGGTTGCGTTAAATTGTGACGGACAGGAGCTCGATTGTGTCGATATTAGTATTACGGGATTTGTCGAGTTTTCCGACTTACGAAACGCAGGTCGTACAACGATTAACGGCGCAAATATCACTACGGGTACAATTTCAGCAGACAGAATTAGTACAGAAATTGCACAGGTGGCGAGCGACTTATATATTGGAAGCCCTAACGAAAATGTCGGAAAATCAATAGTTTTTTCCGACGGTGCAAAAATTACATCTACCTCCGTACTGATAGGAGGTTATCACGGATTGAGCATATCTGGCGTGAGTGTAGCAATAGGTAGCAGACTCGACCTAAACGGCTGTACTGAAATAGATTGGGGAGATAATTACCCTGTCGCAAAATTCGGTTAATGGAGGAGATAGCGTGGACGTAATGTTAATACAAACAAGATTTATAGGCGCGGCGAACGAGGTAGGCATTAGCGCATACTTTGACGAGTTACCTCCAGACAATAAACTTGTAATGTCAATAAAAATAGACGATACAATTCAATTTGTAAACCGAGATATGAACGAGCCGACAAAATCTACAACGGCAAATTTTAACGGATTAGAAGCCGACAAGCCGTATAATGTCGAATTTACTATTTTAAGCGACAGTAACACAATATCTCGCGTAATACCTATGTATGCTCATAAATGCGATTATCAGCGACGTTCGTATTTTCATAAGTTTTCTGGTGGAGATTTTATTTCCAAACCCCCTTGCGTAAAAGGAGGTGAGCCGCGTGGCGACAGTTAGTTGTGTAGATACAACATACAACGCTCTCAAATTTGACGTAGACGGCTTGCAGTACGACTCAAACAAATACGACAAATTCGTATGGAGGTTTTTTCAGCCGACAGGAAACGGGAGCGCAACGGTTGAAATTATCACGTTTACATACGATTGGAATGACGAATTAAGCGACTACCCAGGGTTTTACTTTACGTTTTCTAATGACGATTGGAAAGGGAATAACTGTTTTACCCCGAACACCTTTTATATTTTGTTGTTAGAGTGCTATTGGGGCGGCGAGTGCTATACTCTCCCCTCTGTGCAGTTCACCACGTCGACAATAAGTAGTCCGAGCGGAACTATTCAACCGATTATGTATCCTTATGTAAGAGAACAAAATTACGGAACGTGCGTTGCTAATTGTTTAAGTACGGCTATGGAAATATTCCAATATAGCAATACGGGAGTCGCAGAAAAATATAGCATTTCATATATATTTGGCTCCGACGGTAGAAGCGCAGACGATATGTTTTTTGAGGATGCGGTTATAGGTTGTAAAACTAACGGCTCGCCGCGGTGGGAATTAGTTTCGTCATATTATCCCGACGAAAAAACAAAAGCAAATTCCCTGTCGACGTTCAACAATGCGTCGAGCGAGGCAAAAGCTAACGGAAAGGTTCAACGTTTCTCTGGCTACGCGAATATAGATTTTTACGATACCTATAGCGTCGCCGACTATATTTTAGAATATGGCTTTTTTATGATGAACTTTCGAGTACCTAACAACTTTTATGATGTTGGCGAAGATGGAATTGTACCTCAACCCGATTCGTATTCGGGCGCGAATCATTCTATAGCATTGATAGGATTAACTACAAAAAACGGGAAAAAACATTGGATAGCTCACAACTCCTGGGGTGATTGGTGGGGGGACGGAGGTAGATGTTATATTCCGTATGATTGGGGGTGTGGCGCCGTTTCTCCTTTTCGTTATAACGAGGACGCTATAAGTTCCTGGACTTGCGAATGTTACGCAGTATGGAATACCCGAACCTATAGAACTAACACCTCTACTCCCGTCATAACAGACGCTACGCAAACGAGCAACCAAAAATCTATGAACGTATCGTGGAACGGAGGTACAAATACTAAATTTATAGTTTTTGCCAGACAGTACGGAGATACAAATTGGTGGCAAAAAGCAATTACCACAAACAATTATACAACTATACCCGTAGACATTTACGGAGAATATCAAGTAATGGTAATTGGTATGTCAAATTACGACATTTGCTCGGCTCATTCTAATATCGTAAGTATAACCGTAGAGGAAGAAAAACCACGTCCTCCAAATTTCCAATGGTGGTACGCAAAAAATAGCGGTATGGACTTTAACATTACAGCTGACGAGTGGATAGCCTTTTGCGATAGTGTATTATCATTTTTAACCTACACGGAAAATCTTAATGTGAAAATCGGTACAAACGACCTGGGTTTATCCGCGGACACTACCTACTACGAAATGATAGTAAAAAGCAAATTGGAAGCTGTTACGGATAAAGATTTTACAGCAAAAGCGTTTAATTATGCAAGATACGTTATCGGTTCTATAAATGGAGTTGGAACGGGTATCGGGGTACAATACCGAGAGGACATAATATACGCGTCGTTATTAAATACGATTGTCGACAAATTAAATTTAATATAAGGAGGTCGCAACAATGAAAATGACTTTTTCAAATGGTGAGATTTGCGAAAGTTCAAACCCTACAGAGCAGAAAGTTTTTAAGAAAAACGGCGAATCTGGGTGGGTAATGGCTTTTTCGATTCTAACCCCTATGAGTTCAACCGAACTCGACGAAATTCTAACCGAGGACAACATATCAGAAATTACGATTAGCGACGGCACAAACGAAAAAACAATTTTAGGCTATGACAAAATTACAATGGTAACCGTAAGATATTCCGATAATATCAGTTCGGTTATAGATGTTCAAGTGTCAAAAGGTATTTAGGAGGTAATTTTATGTCAGTAATTAAAAGAATATATCTCGACATAACCGAAAAAACGCCTCTCGGATATATATACGCAAAACAGGGCGATATAAATTCGAGAACTCTCGAAATTCAGCTCTTGAATAGCGGAGTTGTTTACGAGATTCCCGAGGGCGCGGCGGCAAAATTCCGCCTCCGCAAACCCGACAAAACCCAGGTAATGAATGACGCCGAAATTAACGACAACGTTATAACGGCAGAGCTTACCGAACAATGTTTAGCTGTTGAGGGCGTAGCGGTTGCCGAGGTTGGTTTATATGGAGCCGACGGCTCATTACTTACGTCCGAAACATTTATGATTAAAATTGTTTCGTCGGCAGTAAATGACGGAGAAATTAAAAGCTCCGACGAGTTCGGAACTCTCGCCGAGGCTCTCGTTAAGGTAGAATCCGCCGAAGAACTCGCCGAAATGGCAAGGGACGCCGCGGACGAGGCGTTAGAAACAGTTACACAAATGGAAGCGGCAGAGCTCCAGAGGGTAAATTCCGAAGCGGCTCGCGTAGAGGCTGAAAATGCCCGTAAAAATGCCGAAAATACAAGAGATACAGCGGAAAATACCAGAAAAACAAACGAAACCTCGCGCGTAAATGCCGAGAGTTCTCGTGTTTCTGCTGAAAACAAACGCGTAACCGCGGAGAAAACCAGGGCGACAAATGAAACCGCCAGAACCTCCGCCGAAACAAAGCGCGCGGAATCCGAAACCGCCAGGGATACGGCGGAAAAAAACAGGGCTACAGCCGAGGAAAACAGAGTAACGGCGGAAAATAACCGCTCTACTGCTGAAACGGCAAGGATAAACGCTGAAACAGCAAGGGCGAACGCCGAAGCGGCTCGCGTAGAGGCTGAAACAGCCCGCGCCTCTGCTTTTGAGGGTTTGAAAGAGCGAACAGTAAAGCGCTACGGTGCCCGTCGTGTTATCGGTGCAAGTTCCCCGACTCTGGAGAGAATCTGGGACGCCGTAGGACTTACAGCTAACGTCGGCGTAGACGACGCGGCAGTAGTAAACGACTTTGACAATATTTATCCCTGGAGCCACGTTAGAACGTGTAATATTGAGGTCGTAGACGGCGAAATTCGCGTAAAAGCATACGAGGGCGAGCCTACGTTCGCTCGCGACGGCTCAAACGGTAACGTCGCCGTAGAGTTCCCCGAATTTTATAGCTGTCCTCCTTATTTGAACGACGACGGCTACGAATATTTCGGAGTTTCGGAATATCCTATAGGCGGGTGGATTAAACACGATAAAGCCTATTACGCGGCGTATAACGCGGGAACCGTTGACGGTAAATTAGTCAGCGTTTCGGGCGTATTCCCGACAGTAAGTACGTCGAGAACATCATTTAGAACCAAAGCAAGAGCAACCGACGAACTTTGCGGGCTGATTGACTTAAAATATCACGACGCATTAAGTGTATTGTTTACGGTTGAATTTGCTACGCTGAACTCCCAGGGCAAAATGAGTGGCGCTACGTCCCTTTCATACACAAATACGGACGCAGTAAAAGCGCAAATTACCGAGGCGGGCGTTAATAGAATCATTTTATTAAACGCTACGGCTAACGCTTTAGTAGTCGGACAGACTATAGCAATCGGAGCGGCTGAATATGGCTCGACTATCAATAACAGGAGAGTTACAAACATAGAAACCTACGACGACACCTCGAAAGCCGTTTATTTCGACGGCGAGCCTGTAAATATTACGGCGGGTTATTACGTTTCCTCTCGTGGGTGGATTACAGGCGCGACGGACGGCGTGGCCGCCTCCTCTGGCTCTATCGTATCAAACTCGGGCGGTAAATATCCGTGTAAATATAGAGGCATAGAGAACCCCTGGGGAAACATCTGGCAGTGGGTAGACGGAGTTAATATTAAAGACTACCAGGCGCACGTTTGCGACGACAGAACGAAATACGCCGATTCTACATACGACGGCGACTATATCTCGCTTAATTATATTAACGCCGACAAAGACGGCTATCTCAAAGAGCGCGGCTATGACGAGCGTTATCCCTGGGCGAGATTGCCTGTTACTGTGGGCGGTTCTACATCAACGTATTATTGCGACAATTACTATAGAAACTCTGGCGAACGCGCCCTCTACTTTGGCGGTTACTTCTACGGTGGCGCTAATGCGGGTTTGTGGTTTTTCCGCGCGAGCACTGCGCCCTCGATTACGCACGTCCTTATCGGGGCTCGCCTTTCTTGGAAAACCGTATAATACGGGGGTTTGGGGGCGGTCAGCCCCCTATAAAGGGATATAACGCGCATTTTGAGCCTCTTTTGTTGCGCCTGTTGGCGCCCTCTACTTTGGCGGTAACTTCAACAATGGCGCTAATGCGGGTTTGTGGTATTTCAACGCGAACAATGCGCCCTCGAATACGAACGTCAATATCGGGGCTCGCCTATCTTATTCAAATATAAAAATAATATCGCGCGTTATATTCCTCGCCGCTTGGCGGAAATAAAATCGTTACGGCAGAGGTTAGTAGGTACATTCTCGAAAGCCTTTGAGATAATAAGAAAGAGGGAGATTATGAAACGCTACGGATTCATATACGAGCGTATTTGTGATATTGAAAACATAAAGGCGGCTATATATAACGCCTCAAAGAGAAAACGTAAACGTCCGAGTGTAGCTAAAATATTGAAAAATGTTGATTACTACGCGGAGGAAATACGACAAATGCTCGTTAATAAAACGTACACTCCCGCGCCGTATAGAGAGTTTACAATAAAGGACGGAGCTACGCAAAAAGAGCGCGTTATTTACTGTCCTGTTTTCTACCCAGACCAAATTATACATTGGGCGCTGATGTTGCAAATAGAGCCGTACATAATGAAAAGTATGTATAATTACACTTGCGGAAGCATACCAGGGCGCGGAGCCCACTACGGCAAACGTTATCTCCGTCGAGTCCTGGATAATGACCGTAAAAATACTAAATACTGCTTAAAGCTCGACATAAGGAAATTTTATCCGAGCATAAACAACGAAAAGCTGAAAGAGGCATTTTCGCGAAAATTCAAGGATAAAAATACGCTCTGGCTGATAAATGCCATTATAGACAGCCATTCCCAGGGTGTCCCCATAGGTAACTATACCTCTCAATGGTTCGCTAATTTCTTTTTGCAAGGATTAGACAACCTCATAAAACAGGAGCTCAAAGCAAAGTATTATATCCGATATATGGACGATATGGTTTTATTAGGACGCAACAAAAAGGAGCTACACAAAGCGAGAAAAATTATAGCTGAATACCTCGCGAGCCTGGGACTCACATTAAAAGAAAATTACCAGGTTTTCCGAGTGGATAAGCGGGACATAGATTTTCTCGGATTTAGGTTTTACAGACATAAAACCACGCTCCGAAAACGTAACGCCCTCCGAATACGCCGCCGCGTTAAAAAGGCGTACAAAAAGAAGAAAATAACATACAAGGACGCCGCGGCTATAATTTCATATCTCGGGTGGATTAAACATTCCGACTCTCACTATTATTTTATAACGTATATCAAGCCATATATAAACATCAAAAAATTAAAGGAGGTAATCCGAAATGAAAGCAGAAAGCAATTTACAGCCTGTATCCGCGTTCGAGCTTAACAAGCTCTCAAACGGTACGACAGAGGTTATATTTTACGAGAACGTTAAGCAGATACCCGACGAAGAGGTACAGCGTTTCTCGTATGACACCTATAGCGTAACAGTTCCGAGCAGAGATACGCTCGCGTCGGATATTGAGGAGAATTTCGAGAAATGGTTAGATTTTGCGAAAGCCTGGGAGGATATTTCCGAGCCTCTCACTCCCGCCGAACAGATAGCATTTCTCACAGAGGAAAACGCCCGCCTCAAAATCGAAAACGAGGTAACGGCTACAGCTCTCGACGAGCTGATTTGTGCATTTTACGGAGGTGCTGAATAATGGTAGTATTTTATTTTCGTAGAGTAAAAGACGGCAAAACGACTCTCTCAAAGGTTCCGAAGCCTTTAAGAGAGGACGTTAAACAAATGCTTATAGATAACGGCTACGGTTATCTTGCGGAGGAGGGTTAAAACGTGAAGATTTTACAAAAAATAAATTTATTGTGGGGTGCTTGTGTGGCTTTTTTTGCGGGTATATTCGGCGAGTTTTGGTTTTTGTTTTTGGCGTTCCTGGTGCTGAACGTCGTTGATTACGCTACAGGGTGGACGAAAGCGTATTTAACTAAAACGGAAAACTCAAATAAAGGACTAAAGGGAATTTGTAAAAAGGTCGGTTATTGGATTATTATAGCTATAGCCTTTTTTATAACGATATGCTTTAAGGAAATGGGAGTTATTCTCGGAATTAACCTCTCTTTCGTTACCCTGGCGGGTTGGTTCTGTTTGGCTACTTTTATCATAAACGAATGTCGCTCTATCCTGGAGAATCTCGTAGTTATCGGCGTAGATGTTCCGCAGTTCTTAATTAAGGGCTTGGAGGTCGCCGCCGACGTTGTAGAAAAAAAGACTAACCAGGACAAGCAGTAAACGGAGGTATAACACAATGAAAATTTTACTCATAGCGGGACACGGCGACGGTGATTGTGGCGCCCTGGGGTGTGGCTACGAGGAGGCGAATTTAACGCGCGAGGTAGTCGGACTCTTAAAAACACAGCTCGGCAAATATGCCGACGTGGACGTTTTCGACACGTCAAAAAATATGTATAAATATCTCCAGAAAAACTCTTTTAATTTCAAAAAATACGCTTATGTTTTCGAGGTGCATTTTAACGCTTGCGTAGACGACGAAACAGGAAACGGCGTAACAACGGGTACGGAGATATTAGTTCACCCGTCCGAAGCGGGAACGAGCGTCGAGGCGGCTATATTAAAAAATATATCTGCTCTCGGCTTTAAGAATCGCGGCGTAAAAGTCCGCTCTAATTTGCAAAATATGAACGTTTGCAAAGGTAGCCAGGGCGTGAGCTACGCTCTCCTGGAAACGTGCTTTATAGACGACGCGGACGACGTTAAATTATACCAGGCGAAAAAATCCGCCGTAATTACAGCGATTACAAACGGTATTGTTTCGGGTTTTGGTTTAACAAAAGAAACGGAGGCGGCAGACGTGGCAAAGTTCAAGGACACAGCGGGGCACTATGCAGAAAAGACAATAGACGAGCTCGCCGAAATGGGCGTAGTCAACGGCAAGGGCGACGGGACATTTTCTCCGAATGAGCCTATCACCAGAGCGGACGCGTGTATTATCGCGCGTAATGTAATACGCTACATAACAGGCAAATAAAAAGGACGGCGGCGGGGATTCCCTCGCCGCTTTATTTCTGGAGGTGCTTATATGGCAAATAAAACAGAGATAACGTTTATTGATACCTCGCACGAGGTAAAACAAACAATGGTAAAATTATCAAAATCGGCGCTAAACGCCTCCGCGAAAATAGTTAGGCGCATTATAAGAGAAAACCTCCCGACGCGCTCGAAGCGGTTAAAAAACCACGTCGCCTCCTGGGCTAAAATCGACTATAAAACAGGACAGCCAGAATTACAAATAGGTTTTCAATCTTGGCAAAAGGTAAAAAGCCGAGGAAAAAAGCCCTCGAACGCGAGTCCGCATTGGATAGAGTTCGGCGTTAAAGCTCACCTCGCGCCGAAACGTGAGAACAGTAAAGTAATGAACTTCAACGGAGAATTTTTTGGAAAGGATATATATGTTTCTGGATTCCCTGGGACACACGTCCTCCGAAACGCTGTTTATAATAACATAGAGGAAATAAGAGCCGCCCAGGCTGAATTTTTAGCCGAGTTAAATAAAACCATTGAGGCGGCGGGCGGGAAAATAATAGAGTCCGAGGAGGTCGAGGACGATTAAAAGTAAAAGCGACAGAGTTTTTCTGTCGCTTTTTATGTTTCATATTTCAAAAATTGTTAGTCGAATATTACAGCCGTAATTCTTTCCCTCTCCGCCCGTTATATTATCAACATAAACCCTCATAGGATTAGTCGGATATTTATATTTCAATTCCTCCGCGAGTTCCGCGCTAACGTTTCCGAGCTGTTGACCTTTACTATTAAATACTCCTATAGCGTCGGGGTATTCTATCGAAGGCGTAGGCTTAAAAATAAGCTCGTCGCCCGCCTTACATTTTCTAACTATCTCCTGGCGACTCGTTCCGTCATTATTTGAAAAAGTAACGCCGACTACTTTTGTATGTAAATCGCGTACAATTTTCATTTTTGAGCTATTCACTCGAACGGCGCCGCTGTTATCTGTTTTATTCTTATTCATTAGCCAGACGATAAAATAAATAATGCCTACAGGATAAAAAATAATAAGTAGTACAAATTGCCAGGTTTTTAATTTTTTCATAATTCTAATACCTCCATAATAAAAAAGTGAGCACAAGTCGGAACTTGCGCTCACCAAAAACACAAACTCCGCTTTTGTTACCACACAAAAATTTTCTACATCATTAGAAATGCAAAAATAGAGCTCGTGTTTTTAACAAAGTAAAAAAGAGCTATTTCCAATAATGCAGTATATAATTTTGTGTGGTTCCCATATTATAACATACTTTATTAGAAAAATAAACCCATTCAATAAAAAAATGCGAAAAAATGCGAAATATTTTCAAAAAACTATTGACAAATACGCATTAAAGGCGTATAATAGTATATGAAAGGAGGGGGAAATATTGAAACGTCGGGACTTAATAAATATATTAGAGCGTAACGGTTGGTACTACAAACGGAGCGGAGGCAATCACGACATATACACAAACGGAAAGGACATAGAACCTATTTCCCGACAGCGTGAAATTAAGGAAAGCGTAGCACAGGCAATCATACGGAGGCGGGGGCTGAAATAAAGCCCCCAGAAACTCCGCATAATATATATTATACTATTTTTAGGAGGTTTATTTATGAAAAGCGTATATCCTGTTATTTTGAAACCAGAAGCGGACGGGTTCGCTGTATATATTCCCGATTTTGACGCAAACACCCAGGGAGAAACAATAGCGGACGCCATAGAGCAAGCCAGGGACGCTATAGGAATTATGGGCGTAGATATGGAGGACGACAAAAAGCCTCTACCTACTCCGTCGGACTTAAAAACTGTAAAAGCGGGAGCGAATGAAATTGTTTCCCTGGTTGATATTGATTTTAAGGAATACCGCCGAAAGAATGAAATTAAAACAGTAAAAAAGAATTGCACTCTCCCGAGTTGGTTAAACTACGAGGCGGAAAAGGCGAATATAAATTTTTCGGCGATTCTCCAGGCGGCATTAAAAAAAGAATTACACATAACAGACAGATAAAGAAAACTACGACTCCCGTTCTCTTTGATAAGAGAGCGGGCGTTTTGTTTACAGGAGGCTAATTTATGAGAACGTTTAAGCACCTCACAAAAACGGACAGAATACAAATAGAGAGTTGGAGAAAAGTTAATATTTCTCCTCGCGTAATGGCGGACACTCTCGGCGTACACATCAGCACAATTTACAGAGAACTAAAGCGCGGGCAATACGAGCACCTCAACACGGACTACACTACAGAGATTCGTTATAGCCCCGATATTGCCGAGCAAAGTTACCAGGAGAATTTAAGAGCTAAAGGAGCTCCGCTCAAAATAGGTAATGACCACGTTTACGCCGAATATATAGAGTATAAAATATCCGTCGAAAAATATTCCCCTGGAGCGGTTCTCGGAGAGATAAGGAGAAAAGGAATCGAATTTAGAACGTCAATCTCAAAAACAACGCTCTATAGATACATAGACCAGGGCGTATTTTTCACGCTCACAAATAAAAACCTCCCCGTAAAAAAGAATAAGGACGCAAAGAAATATAATACCGTTAAAACCGTAAAACGCCCTCCTCGTGGAACGAGTATAGAGAAACGCCCGACGGAAATTAACTCCCGTATAACTTTTGGTAATTGGGAAATGGATTGTGTAGAGGGTAAAAAAGGCACTAAAAAAACGCTCCTCGTGCTGACAGAGCGTTATAGCCGTAATGAAATTATTAGGATTATGAAAGATAAAACCGCCGAGAGCGTCGTTAAAGCTCTTGACGGCATAGAAAGACAGTACGGCTCCGAAATGTTCTCGAAAGTGTTTCAAACTATAACCGTAGATAACGGCTCCGAGTTCTCCGATTGTTTCGGAATGGAAAGAAGCCGCCGCGGAAAAGGACAGCGGACAAAGGTTTATTATTGCCACCCATACAGCGCATACGAGCGCGGCTCGAATGAAAACGCAAATAAACTCGTCCGCCGCCATTATCCGAAAGGCGTTAGTTTTGAAAAAATGACCGCAAAGGACGCTAAAAAACTCGAATTATGGATAAATACATACCCGAGAGGGATATTCGATTATTTAAGCGCTGACGATATTTTCCAGAGTTGTATAAATAGCATAGCGTAAAAAATTTTATACAAAATTAAAATTTTTCGCATTTACCTATTGACTTTTTAAAGTTTGCAAAGGCAAAAATGATGGTGTAAAACCGGACAACTTTACAAAATTCAAGGGTCTGCCATACTTAGCTAAGCCACCAATTTGCGTGGGCGACACTTGCGCTAACCCGACAAATTCGCACCATGCCAAGGCAAGGCACGAATTTTATCGACCGCGGCGATTCTCCCCGCCTCCCTTCATCTGCCACCGGCAGCGGGAGGTAAGCTTCTATCACGGGCTACAATAAATCATAAGTTTCATCAATGACACTTGCGGTGCCCGAAACAAGGAGTGTGCCCGCAAGGGTCACACACCTTGCTTTCGACCGCGGCGATTCTCCCCGCCTCCCTTCATCTGCCACCGGCGGGGGAGGTAAGCTTCTATCACGGGCTACAATAAATCATAAGTTTCATCAATGACACTTGCGGTAACCCGAAACAAGGAGTGTGCCCGCAAGGGTCACACACCTTGCTTTCGACCGCGGCGATTCTCCCCGCCTCCCTTCATCTGCCACCGGCAGCGGGAGGCGGGGAGAACTTCCAACTTCGTAGCTCGGCCGGCGTGAGCACTTGACTTTTAATCAGCTAATCGGGCACAAATTTTCGGTAACTGAGAAAAAAATAAAAGCACTTCGCAAGGAAGTGCTTTTATTTTTTTCTGAGCCACCGGAGATTCGAACTCCGGACAACTTGATTAAAAGTCAAGTGCTCTGCCAACTGAGCTAGTGGCCCATATTTATTTTTAAGAGTTCCTTTTGCCCAAAGGACTGGGCTGGCAGGACTCGAACCTACGAAATGCCAGAATCAAAATCTGGTGCCTTACCGACTTGGCTACAGCCCAATATATAAAAAGTGGGGTGGGTAACCGGACTCGAACCGGTGACATCCAGA